GATCGCGCCCATAATTTCACTTAAGACCCAGAACGATGCTCCGACGATAAATATGCCGTACAACGTAATCAGTTCAATAACAAGAATATTTTCCATTTGATTTACCTCATTTCTTTGATTGTCTAGGGTGGTAGGTTTTCTACCACCCCGATTGACCGTTACCTGTTAGGAAAGAAAATCGTCATCATCCTCAGTGGCAAAGTCATCTTCAGCGTTTGACTTACCGCCAAGAGGCTCTCCATCACGGATCTTCTGAAGGTTATTAAGGGAACATGCGATTCCCTTGTTTCCGTTGGTGTTGAATGCGTAGAAGTTCACGCTGGCCCGACCATAAACACCGGAATAAATCTCAGAGCGCTCGAGGATAGGTTGACGGTCAGCATCAACGATGCCAGGGGCAGAGCTGTTGTTGGCATTTACAAAATATGCGTTGGCGTAAACGGGATCATCAGGACGTTCCGAATCACCATCACGAAGCGGTGTCTTAAGGGTTGTAAGAGGCGGTACGCTGCGACCATTGCCTTTGAGCTTGCTTTCACCCTCGTGGTAGGCTGCTTCTATTGCAGCTTTCACTTTCTGGATGGTCTTCGTGTCGGACTTAGGGATAATGAGAGATACACTGTACTTGGGCGTGCCGCCATTAATGGATTTAGGCTCCCACGCATTCACATAGCTCCAGCGGGTATCAGGGCCAGTAACTACTTTCAATGGATTAACTGTCTTTGTCATGATTTATTTCCTCCTTGATTTTCATCAAAATCTTCATATGCTGAGTTAAACTCAGGTCTCTTGTCGTCAGCGGTAACAAGGACCGGTTTTCCAGGCGGCTTATAGGTTAGGCCACCGAGAATATCTTCAAATGCCTTTTTGCCGAGGAGTGCTGTCATAGCAGTTATGCCGAGTAACTTCTTCTCGAATGGGTCTTTACCAGCTGCAATAACGAGATCAGCTGCGGCAGCTTCGTCGGTGTATTTTCTGTTGGACCGACCGGCAACTAATTTGAAACCTTCAAACTTGGTGCCGTTAAGCGCTTCCTTCAGTGCATATTCCTTGACATCGTTAGCCCAGGAAACCAGTTCATCTGCTTTTACCAGGATGGCTGCGATCTCATCGTGATCGAGCGTGGCCGGCACCTCAAAGTCGTACTTGGCAAGCTCCAAGTTGTATTCGGCACGCTTCCTACAAGTTGCTTTGGCTTTACAGAACTGACAATGCTCGCCTGCTTTGTATTCGCCCTCGCCCTTGCTGGCAAGCTCAGCAGTAGGAGACAAGACGTCCTCAGCCCACTGGATGAGTTCACTCTTTGAGATGGTGTACTCGCTAATGTTTTCTCTACGTGGCTGATAGATGACCAGGCGGACATTATCGATGTCGTAGATCCCATCGAACAGTGCCAAGCCTCCAAGCGCATAGCAGAACATCTGCGGATTTTTTTCCGATGAAACCTTGATCCCAAGTCCGTATTTATAGTCAATTACGGTAAGGGTGCCATCTGCGATAATCAGGCAGTCCACATGGCCAAACCCTTCTGGGACATACCTTGAGAAATCGAGCTTCTGCTCAATTAGTACCTGAGGATCAACACAGGTTTCCTTTGCTTTTTCAACTTGTTCCAGCACAAAGGTCGCATAATTTTCCGCGTGATCTTTCATTTCCTCATCGTAGAAGCTGAGTGATTCAGTCGGGTCCCTTGTAGGAAGTCCCAGCAGTTTTTCCAGCTTGTGCTGTGCGAGAGTGTGAGCATCGGTGCCTTCCTGCGCAAAGCTGCTGGAAGAATCGTCGAACTTCTTACTAAGTAAGGCTGATGGTGGACACGCGATCCAACGGTGTGCTGACGATGCGGAAAGCAGTGCGTGTTTCATGCTCATTGAATTGCCTCCGCATCCGCAAGCAATGCGGCGTACTGTGACGGGTCTATGCTGGAGAGCTTGTCTGCACCGTGTTTTTTCAACAGCTCCTTAAGCGCGTCTGTGTGTCCGGCTCTGGACATTTCTGCAAACTTCTTCCGAACCTCTACAAACGAATATGCTGGTTTCGGTTCCTCTTTTGGTGGTGCGGGGGTTTCGTGCTCGTCTGATGTGCTTGAGAAAAGCTCAGTAAGCGAGTCCGCAATGTTCATGAGGGTTTGTCCGCAGTCCTTTAGTTCAGACAGAACCTGACTCAGTTCACTCATCTTGCTCATTTGGAGTACCTCCTTCCTTTTTTTCTTGTTCCTTTGCAGACAAGGCCTTGATTTTCTGGGCCAGTCTCTTGGATACGACGCTGATGGCTGTGAGAGTGTCAGCAAGTTCTTCATCAAGCTGCTGGTCTTTCAAAGCCTCTGCAGGGGTCTGTGTCTGCATGTTGTTACCTCCCTTCCCGAGAGGCGTTCTTTCCTCTCTAATAGTCCCAGGACAGTTTTGTGTGGTTTGAACGAATAATCTTTTTGGATTTTTTCGGGCCACACATTTTTCATGTCCTTCACTAGTCCCAGGACAGTTAAAACGGAAATGAACGAAAAAAAGACAGCAGATTTTCAGTCTGCTGTCGCTTATATAAGAAGGAAAAATTAACTATTAAAAAGTTCGTTCAAAGTGGCGGTTTCTGTCCTGGGACTGTTAGAGGGACTTTTATGCCGCTCGAATCTTTATAAGGAGGTTCGCTTATGAACGAACAAATGAAATACGGCACCGGCGAAGTGGACAAGAAGAACAGTGAAGGTTATTCCGACCCAACCGCATACCAAGCACTGACCAACATTAAAAAAGAAGAGAATGTCTTCAAACCGCTGGTGTACATCTGCTCGCCGTATGCAGGTGATGTAGAGAAGAACACGGAGAGGGCCAAGCTTTATAGCCGCTTCGCTGTTATGGAAAGAAACGCGATCGCTTTTGCGCCACACCTACTGTTGCCTCTATATCTTTCAGATGACGATCCGGAGGAACGTGAGCTTGCGCTTATCATGGACATTGTTTTCTTAGGTAAATGCAATGAACTCTGGGTGTTTGGGGAGACGGTCACGAATGGTATGCAGCGCGAGATTGATAAAGCCAAGAAGCGCCGCATGATGATCCGCTATTTTACTGAGGAGTTGGAGGAGGTTACAACATGCAATTAACGATCTGTACCGCAAACTGCACCGGTAATCAGAAGAACTGCCTCTATCCAAATAAACGTGTGGTTACCTCGGTGGATGAATTGAAGGAAGCGGTGAAGTTAGACCACGTTTGTGCGGAGTATGCGAATAATTACCGCAGTGCAGATAACTTCATCGAGTCGGATGTTATCGTTATGGACTGTGATAACGAGCAAAGCGACGATCCTGCCAAATGGATAACGCCAGCTACTCTTGATGAACTGATGCCGGATGTATCCTATGCAATTGCACCTAGCCGCAACAATATGCTTCCGAAGGACGGTAAAACAGCAAGGCCCAAGTTTCATGTCTACTTCTCAATTGACGTCGTAGCGAATGCGGACATGTATGCCAATTTAAAGAAGGCAATCCATGTTCAGTTTCCGTTCTTCGATGATAACGCGCTGGATGCGGCACGGTTTATCTATGGTGCTGATGCCGGCGAAGTGATCTGGCATGAAGGCTGGCTCTCGGTCCTTGATGTTCTTGAAGACGTCGACGAGGATTTTGACGAAGCGGTGACAAACAGCTCCGTTATCCCAGCAGGCAGACGTAATAAAACCCTGTCGCATTACGCAGGCAGAGTTTTGAAACGCTATGGTATTGGAGATAAAGCGCATGACCTTTTCTTAAAGGAAGCAGAAAAGTGCGAGACATCCATCGAGGAGAATGAACTAACTACCATATGGAATAGCGCGGTGAAGTTTGCTAAAAAGGTTCAGGATCAAGAAGGATATGTAGCACCGGAGGATTTTAACAAAGATTTTAGTGACGCTTCTTTAAAACCCACAGACTACTCCGATATTGGGCAGGCCAAAGTGCTTGCTCGCGAATATGATGCTGAGCTTTGCTTCACTGAGGCTACCGATTATTTAAGATATGACGGTGAAAAATGGGTGGAGTCAAAGCAGAAGGCCGTCGGTGCTATGGAGGAGTTCCTTGATGAACAGCTTGCTGACGCTGAATCACAAGTTGCATCGACACTGGAATCCTGTATTAAAGCTGGGCTAGAAAAAGCAGCTGTCATTACCGGCAAGGGCCTAGGAGAGATGAACGAAGAACAGCAAACAGCTTATGGGTTGTATACCGCTGCGACTATTTATAAGAAGTTTGTGCTGAAGCGGCGAGATATGAAATATGTCATGGCAGCTCTTCAGGCGGCAAAACCGATGCTGCAGCATAGCGTTTCAGAGTTAGATAAAGATGAGTTTTTGCTTAATACACCCGGTGCAACGATTGATCTAAAAACGGGTGAAAGTAGGCTTCCAGAAGCCGCGGACTTCATTACGAAGCAGACCAATAGTAAGCCCGGTGAAGAGGGCAAGGATATCTGGCAACAAGCTCTTCGCACTTTCTTCTGTAATGATGCTGAGCTTATCGAATATGTCCAGCAGATTGTTGGCCTTGCTGCCATCGGCAAGGTTTACCTGGAAGCGATCATCATTGCTTATGGGGAAGGGCGTAATGGTAAATCCACCTTCTGGAATACCATATCCAGGGTGCTTGGTACTTATTCCGGTTCCTTGTCTGCAGACACTTTAACGGTTGGCTGTCGTAGAAACGTGAAGCCTGAAATGGCGGAGCTTAAGGGCAAGCGTCTCATCATCGCTGCAGAGCTTGAGGAGGGTATGCGCCTTAATACCTCCATCATCAAACAGCTTTGTTCTACAGACGAGATTACAGCTGAAAAAAAGTACAAAGACCCATTCAGGTTCACCCCTTCGCATACGCTTGTGCTTTATACAAACCATTTACCCCGCGTAGGAGCCAATGATGCCGGAACGTGGCGTCGTCTGATTGTCATTCCATTCGATGCGAAGATCGAAGGTAGCAGTGATATGAAAAATTATGCTGACCACCTCTTCAATGAGGCAGGTCCCTATATCCTTAGCTGGATTGTTGAGGGAGCGATGAAGGCAATACGTAAGAACTTTCATTTATCGCCACCTGAGTGCGTTCGTAAGGCGATTGACACCTATAGAGAGAACAATGACTGGATGGCAAACTTCCTTGAGGATTGCTGCGAAATCGGTCCGGACTACAAGCAGAAGTCTGGCGATTTTTATCAAGAATATCGTAATTACTGCGCACGAAATGGTGAGTATACGAGAAGCACGACCGATTTTTATGCGGCAGTTGAACTCGCGGGCTTTACGCGCAAAAAGACAAAGAGTGGCTCTTTCATCTATGGAGTGCGTGTAAAAGATGAAGATTTTCTGAATGAACCATAACCGACTGTCACTGGTGACCCTCGTTATACTCATATACAAAAAGTCCCTATAGAGAGTTTTTTAGTTAAAAAATAGCCTATAGGGGGTTTTATGAAATGAGTATAACGACCACCACCAAATTTTGATGGAGATAGAGCGATGAGAGAAAAAGAGATTGAAAAGAAGTTAACTTTGGAATTAAAAAAGTGCGGTGGGCTGGCAGTAAAGTTTGTATCCCCAGGCTTTGATGGTATGCCAGATCGAATCGTTCTGATGCCTGAAGGAAGGATGGCCTTTGTTGAGGTCAAAGCTCCGGGTAGGCACCCACGTCCATTACAGATGGCAAGGCACAAGCTTCTTAGAGGGTTAGGATTCCTAGTTTTTGTACTAGACGACGCGAGTCAGATTGGAGGGATTTTAGATGCAGTACAATCCTCATGATTATCAAAAGTATGCGATAGAATACATCGAATCTCATCCGGTATCAGCAGTATTTTTAAATATGGGTTTAGGAAAAACAAGCATTGCCCTGACTGCAATCAATAACCTGCTGTTTGATTCCTTCGATGCACATAAGGTGTTAGTGGTTGGACCACTTCGAGTGGCAAGAGATGTTTGGCCTGCGGAAACTGAAAAGTGGGATCATCTAACTGACCTGATCGTTTCGGTTGCAGTAGGAAGCACTGCAGAACGTGTTCAAGCGTTAAAGGCTACCGCGGATATCTATGTCATCAACCGTGAGAATCTTTGCTGGCTCATTGATGAGAGCGGGCTGTCATTTGATTTTGATACGGTCATTATCGATGAGCTTTCTTCCTTCAAAAATCATCAGGCTAAGCGTTTCAAGTCGTTGATGAAGGTCCGCCCAAAAGTTAAACGCATGATTGGATTGACAGGAACACCAAGCAGCAATGGCTTAATGGATTTATGGGCCGAGTTCAAACTACTGGACATGGGTGCCAGGCTTGGAAGGTTCATCACCGCATTTCGCAGTAACTACTTTATGCCGGATAAGAGAAATGGCCAGATCATTTTCAGCTATAAGCCACTTCCCGGAGCGGAGCAATGCATCTACCAGAAAATCTCTGACATTACGATTTCTATGAAGTCCACGGATTACCTAAAGATGCCTGAACTGATCAGCAGTGAACATACGGTCATGCTTTCTGAAAAAGAGGCAAAGCGCTACGACGAATTAGCAAAAGACCTCGTCCTGGAGCTGCCCGGTGGCGAGGTAACAGCGGCCAACGCTGCAGCGCTTTCTAATAAGCTCTGTCAGATGGCCAACGGCGCGATTTATATCGACAGTGGTGGAACAGAAGTCATCCATAATCAGAAGCTGGATGCCTTGGAGGACATCATTGAGGCATCTGCAGGAAAGCCAATACTCGTGGCCTATTGGTATAAGCATGACTACGAAAGAATCGTAGAAAAACTTCAAAGCATAAAGGTCTCATTTTCTAAGTTGGATACTGCTGAAAGTATTCGAAGGTGGAACAACAAGGAAATACCGGTTGGTTTAATTCATCCCGCATCTGCAGGACACGGCTTAAATCTTCAGACCGGTGGCTCTTGCATTGTCTGGTTTGGTCTTACCTGGTCATTAGAGTTATATCAACAAACCAATGCGAGGCTTTGGAGACAAGGCCAAACAGCTGAAACGGTTGTGGTGCAGCACATCGTTACCAAAGGCACTATTGATGAACGTGTTTTACGGGCTCTGTCCTTAAAGGATAAAAGCCAGTCGGCGCTTATCGATGCTGTCAAAGCTGATCTGCAAATGAGAGTCAACTAAAGACAATCCGTGCCAATCCGAGAGAAATCCAAATTTATCGGAGGTACGATTATGGAACCCTATGAAAGTTTAGCAAATGCAATTATTGTCCAAGCAGTCAAGGATTACCGGGAAGCAATTCACTTCCTAAAGCGACACCCGCACACACCAGACCTTGATACTGAGGAGGCCATGAAGGATAAGCGGAAGCGCATCTTGAGGGAAAATATAATCAAGAACGAAAGCGAGCGCGATGATGTTGAACACTTCTTCCATTCTGGGTGGTTTGAATTGCTTTCCAATTTGGATGGCGATACTCTGCTGCGACAAGTTCGGAATATGGAGGTGGGCTAACATGAAAGCTCTGGATTTTCTGAGCCAAGCCTACCGGCTGGACCTTCGCATTGACAGCAAATTAGAGCAGATTGCTTCCTTAAGTGAGCTGGCCACTAAATGCACCTCTACCATCAACGACATGCCTCGTAATCCTAACCACAGCATATCTTCTATGGCAGATGCTGTTGCAAAGATCGTAGATCTCCAGACGGAAATTGACCGCGATATTCACCGGCTGGTAGACATTAAGCGCCAGATTGTTTTAAGCATCAAAGCTGTGGACAATAAGGAATACCAGACGCTACTTGAGCTCCGTTTCCTTTGCGGATGTACGTGGGAAGAAGTCGCTGCCAAGATGGGCTACAGCATCCAGCATACTTACCGAATGCGTGACTGGGCTTTAACAAAAGTTGTGGTCAATGAAAGTGGAGAGTAAATGAGAGTTGATGTCTTAGCCAGACACGGTATACTGGTAGTATAGAAAGTATAGGCAGAGGCCACCCCGGGAGAAATCCTGCGGTGGCTTTTTCTATGCCCGAAAGGAGGCGAACAGATGCCATACAAACCCAAGCGTCCCTGTGCCTACCCCGGCTGCGGTCGGCTTGCTGTACGCGAGCAATACTGTGCCGAGCATCAAAAGGTCATGGACAAACAATACAACCAGCACGAACGCAACGCTGCGTCCAACAAACGCTACGGTAGGTCCTGGAAACGAATCCGTGACCGCTATGTCAAAGCGCATCCACTCTGTGAGGAGTGCCAGAAGCAAGACAAGTTGACACCAACCGAAGAGGTTCACCACATCCTGCCGCTCTCAAAAGGCGGAGGCAATGAGACGAGTAATCTCATGGCACTTTGTAAATCCTGTCACTCTCGTATAACAGCCGAGACCGGTGACCGGTGGGGGTAGTCAAATCTCCAGAACTTTTTCAAGCGGACAGCGGCGTGGGGTGTCGTGTTGAAAAACGCATATTCAAACGGGGGTATAGCCCTCGCCAAAAAAAGGAGGTGTGATGATTGGCAAAAGACGGTACCAATCGTGGCGGCGCTCGTGTCGGCGCGGGCGCAAAAAAGAAGCCATTAGCCGACAAAATAGCCGAAGGTAATCCCGGCGGCAGAAAACTGACCGTGATGGAGTTTACCGATACGGCAGACCTTAACGGTCAAGTGATGCCGGAACCAGCAAAGATGCTTGAGGCGGTCCAGAAGGACGGCAAGACACTCGTCGCGAGCGAAATATATAAATCAACATGGACGTGGCTAAACGAGCGTGGCTGTGCGGTGCTTGTGTCGCCACAACTTTTAGAGCGGTATGCCATGAGCGTAGCTAGATGGATTCAATGCGAGGAAGCAGTCACCGAGTATGGCTTTCTGGCAAAGCACCCGACCACGGGTAATGCAATCCAAAGCCCCTATGTGGCGATGGGCCAGAACTACATGAACCAGACGAACCGTCTGTGGATGGAGATTTTTCAGATCGTAAAGGAAAACTGTACCGGAGAGTACAGCGGTATGAATCCGCAAGATGATGTGATGGAGCGGCTCTTAACCGCCCGGAAAGGAAAATGATATGGGAAAATACAAAACTTCTGAAAGTGTCTGCAAGGGTCACCCAGATAAGCTCTGCGACCTGATTGCAGACAGCATTCTCGATGCATGTCTTCGCAAAGATAAAGCATCACGCGTGGCCTGCGAGGTCATGGCCACAAAAGGCAAAATCATCGTAGCGGGCGAAATCACCTGCTCGAAGAAGGTGGACATCCGCTGGGTAGTTCGCAGAGTCCTTGAGGACGTCGGCTATAACCCTTGGAAGTTCATGGTGTTTGTGTTCGTCCACCAGCAAAGCAAGGACATCGCTTGTGGTGTGGATCAGGCGCTAGAATCCCGCGCCGGAGATACTTCGTGGTATTCCATGCTTGGCGCTGGCGACCAAGGCACTGTTTATGGCTATGCCACAGATGAGACGTCCGAAAAACTCCCGCTTCCGCTCGTATTCGCTCATAGCATTTGCCGGAAGCTGGATAGCACTATGAAAAGTGGCGTCATCAAAGGAATCGGTCCTGATGGAAAAGCCCAGGTCACGGTCGAGTATGAGGATGATAAGCCCAAGCGCATCAAAACGATTATTGTTTCTGTGCAGCACCGTGCTGACAAGGATTTGGAGGTTCTCCGTAGTGAGATCATCTCCCAAGTGCTGTGGCCGGTGTTTGAGAAATTTCCATTTGATGAGGACACCGAAATACTCGTCAATCCTTCTGGTCGTTTTGTCGAGGGTGGGCCAGCTGCCGACACCGGTTTGACCGGTCGAAAGATTATGGTCGATAGCTATGGCGGCCTTGCTGCTCATGGCGGCGGCGCATTCTCCGGT